CATCCAAGTTTGCCTGGTAGAAGTCTTTTCCAGCAATCAATCTCTTTGCTTCTGCTAAGGACTTAGCATCATTATTTAATCTATCAGCAATACCTCTGGAAAGAATTGCTGTGAGAGACTTACCACCCTTTTTTCCATTCGTGATCAATACCTTGGCAGAAGATTCAGTTCCATCACCACCAGATTTCACATACTGAAGTGCTTTCAAAAGAACTGGTGCATGTTCCTTTAGATTTCCAGACTTGAATGCTTTGAAGATATCGTATGGAGCGTTCGTGTCAACACCGAGGATCTGCTTGATTCCATACTCGTATACTATCTCCTTTCCCTTCCTAGCAGGGTCACCACCAACCTCTTCCGCAGATGCCACAAGGTCCTTCAGTACACAATCTGACAGTGTGTTCTTGTATTTTATTGCCACTGGGATAATGTTCGCCCAAACAGATGCTAGTGCTCCCCTACCGTACTTAGATGACACAGGAACTTGAGAACCATCTTTCGCTAAGAACAGAGAGTCCACGCCAGCAAACTGCGGATCATCAGGAATGACAAAACAATCCATATCTCTTGGCAATATATTACTAGACATATGTCCAGTAGGAGCTCCTGCTAATCCAATATATCCAACTAACATCTCCCCAACATATGTTCCAATTTGTTTTCTAATACCATCAACAACTGCTTTAGACCATGTGAAATTATAATTTCCATTCAAATTATCCATAAAATAATCCAGAAGTTGTTCCGTCACATAGTCAGGCACTGATGGTTCATCTTCCAAACCCTTTAGAACTGACTTCGCAATCTCTTCTGTTGTTCTAAAACATTTACACTTTACATCAGGGATGCCAAGAATGTTTGGAACTACAATATTATGTCCCAATGATATAAGTTTTGTCGCTTCAATTTGCATCCTGACATTAGTCTTGCCAGGTTTATCGATACAATCAATATGAAAGTCTCCAGTGTTATTTCCCCACTTAATAGGAAGGCGAGTTGAATATTGATTCCCCCCAATAACTGTAATGGGAGTTCCGTGGGTCAATTTTTCACCAGTATTAGTGGTGTTCTTGTCCGCAGTTGATTTACTGTTTGCTTTGACAAAAGTTTCTACTTCTCTATCTTTGAAGTAGTGTTCCCACTTTACTCTACCTGTTTTTGCCATAAGAAAACCTCCCGTCTAACTATTTAGAGGGGAGGTTATTGAGATAGTCTTTCTCATGCGAATAAGGAATTTTTTTGCCAGACCAGATCTCATATCCTTCTACGAGATCTGGGATCAACCACTGGTCCACCCGATAGCAATACTTCCAGTTGACAGGTTGAATACAATTCATCACGACAACTTGGAAGAATGCTACTAGGTGGATCCAGAAACTATACACCGTACTTTGTCCACAACTTACGAATGTTCTGGGTGATAGGCATACCGCTTGAGTAGGTCTCAAGCAGTTTACCATCTCCGTCAGTGATAATCAAGACAGGAGTAGCAGTCACGCCATACTTCTTAGCAAGAGCAAGGTTCTCTTCGGGGATGGGTTCATCGCTGAAGTCTTCTAGGTGGACTTCTTGAATGAGTTTTGTGCGGTCATCCTTGAGAGCATTGAAGTAACGCTTCACTAGACCACAAGGACCACAGGAGTCCTTAGTGAATAGGATGAAGTTTACTTCAGATAGTAGTCTTGATTCAGTCATCGGTCTCCTGCTTTACGGTTTTCAGACATGTAAGCATCAAAGGTTCCATCAGGATAACGCTTAGACAACTTACGGATGTTAGTATCAAGCACTTCTTCCATACTGATCTCAAGTGCTTGAGTTGCTTGAGCGACATACCACATGATGTCACCCAGTTCAATGATCAGGTGCTCTCTGTTGTCTTCGTTCCAAGGTTTGCCTTGGAAAACCATCTTCTTGATGATCTCCAGAAATTCACCACCTTCAGCATTGATCCCAACGCCACTAGTAAGAAGACGCTCAATATTGGCACCCTCTCTATCAAGTTCGCCAATACGGTCAGCGAAGTCCACAAAGTTTGTAGAAGCATTTGACGTAACAGTAGAGACAAACTCTTCATACTTATTGAAATTAATCATACATTCCACTCAGCAAATTTAGATAAACGGTTTTGTGTGTCAGCAAATTGGGAGAACTGTTCTCCCGTATCTTCTTCGATGCTAATAGCGGAAGCATCATCCGCAACATCATACAGCTTCATCTTCGATCTGTCAATTCCCACCATGAATTTTCGTGAGGTAACAAGGTCTGAGTATCGGTTCTTAAGTTGTTTGACCATGAGGCGACCCTGTTGTTCAAGTTCATCAGTGCTGATAAGAGCGAACATAAAATCAGCAGTGGCAGGCAAACCAAAAGACTCACTAGTATCGGTAAGGTCAGGGTCAGAGTTGCCATAACCAGAGCGAGTAGTTTGAGTAGCTGAGACAATAGGTACATTACATTCCACAGCAAGACCCCGCAACTCCTCAGCAATTGCCTTGACATACGTGTAAGAGTTAACAATCGCACCTTTATACCTCGCAGACGCACAGATGTTTAGATAATCGACAAAAATAATGTCGGGTTTGAAATCTTTCTTGAGAGAAAGATCACTCAGGAGTGCTTTGAAGTGTCCTGCGTGAGCGGACGCTGTAGGATATTCTTTGATAATAAGTTTGCCCTGAGTCTTCCTAGCAATCTCCTGAACCTTGCTAGTGAAAAGAACCTGAGGGATTTCTGCAATATCTTTGACAGGTACATTCAGAAGGTTTGCGTCAATTCGCTCAGCAATTTTTTCCTCTGCCATTTCACATGTAATGTAGAGAACGTTGTAGTTCTGAGTGAGCGCGGCAGCAGCCGCATGGCACATGAATAGAGACTTCCCGACGCCTGTACCAGCAAGAGCGACGTTGAGAGTCTTGTTAGAGAGACCACCTTTCGTAATGAAGTTAAACTTATCAAGGTCAAAGGGAACTTTCTCTTCAATCCTGTGGTAGAAATCATAACGGTCTTCTGCTTGTTCAATGTAATCATGTCCTATGTGTTCGTCGAACGATACTGCCAGGGCCTCTTGGAGTATGCCTGGTATCGCATCCTTTGATATTTTCTTATCGCCTCCATCTGCGATCTTGATAGACCGCATGAGGGCAAGGTAGATTGCTCTGTCCTGACACCACTTCTCTGTTGCGTCAAGGAGCCATTCGTAATCGACCCACTCGTCCGTGAGACTGGATACCGCCTGTACCGAATCTTTGTACGTGTCGTCAGTAAGGTCATTACGATTTTGTAGATTGATCGTAAGCACTTCTTGAGTAGGGATTTTGTCATACTTAGAAGCGAAGTCAGCAATCTCCTCAAAGATAATTCTTTCATGATATTCTTGGAAATAATCTGCTTTCAAAAAGGGAACTACCTTGCGGTAATACTCCTCAGTGAAAAGAAGATTACGCAAGATAGTTTGTTCAATACGCTCAATTGCCATAGGAGAATTCTTTTTGTGCTGCTTCTTCAAGTTGTTCCATTACTTCGGGGGTGAAGTATTTTTCGGGATCAGCAAGTACAGCAGAAGGATAAATGGAAGATTCCCCAATAAGAACCCTATTACCGTTCTTCCCGAAGACTCCGTACTCGATACCCAGTTCCAATAAGCCGTAATACTTGTCAAGTCCCCGCTCGTCAAAAAATAAGCGTGTTGCAACTTTACTTCCCTCAATGGTTAGACGAGACTTTTTTGCCTCGCATTTGATAATGTTGCCAATGACTTCTTTACTGCTATCACGTTCCTTACTCTTAGTAAGATAGATGATAGTAGAAGCAGCATACTTCAATCCAGTGCCACCTCCCATCTCCTTCGTGGGGACATAGGAACCGATCACATCATATGTATGGTTGGTGACAACCATAGGAACATTCGCTTGACCCAGCTTCAATGTTAGCACACGGAAGGCACCCTTGATCAACTGAGATTTGGTCATGTCCCGAACCTGCTTGTCGTTGGCAATGTCCTCCATCTCCTTAGAGGTGGAGAGCATACCCAAAGAGTCTAGCACAAAGAGCATAGGCACACGCTCATCTTTAGGTTCTTTCATGTATTTGTCCAGGATCCTACATGCCTGAGTCCTGAACTCCTCAATGGTAGCAACGGGCATCATGATCATTCGCTTAGAATCAATGCCACGCTCCTCAATCATATCACGAGAAATTGCGGACTCAGATTCAAAATAGATAACTCCACCAGTAGGATTATCTCGAAGGAAATTACGAACGACAGAAAGAGCAAAGAAAGTCTTACCTGTGCTTGATTCTCCTGCCAAGGCAGTAACCTTGTTGGAAGGAAGACCTCCAAACAACGAACCACTAACAAGGGCATTAAAAATATAAGACCCAGTATCGACATAACTTGTAATGTCGCCAGCAGCAACCCCCTCACTAACAACGCTAGCAAACTCATTGCCTGACTCTTTGATTACTGTATCTAGGAATCCCATTTTTCTACAATCTCCTCATAAAAATGTACATACTGATAAGACTGACTCATTAGTTTTGCAAACGCACGAGCAGTATTGTAGTCTTCAAAACACTTAATGTCTTCAGATCCTACCTGACCTACCACATGATTGGTCCAAGTGACTACAAAGATCTTCTTACTCATTCAAAGAAACTCCCAATAGTAATGGTCTTCTCGTGTCGCCACCCAATACATTGTAGCACGTTTTTGAGAGGTTCTAGGAATGACTTTTCAAATTGTGTCTGATAATCCACATACTTCTCCAACCCAAACTCTTTAGGCAGTTCGCCAAAAAAACTAATACAGTTCTCAAAGATTGGATTAGGTGTCTTTAGGTACATGAACTTGATCTTCTCACCCTCTTGAATAAGAGGATGCTTGTTCTCTACCTTGTGCTTTTTGACGTAGTGGTTATAGAGCAACGCTCCCCGCACATGGATGGGAGTTCCTTTTTGGTAGATCTCAGTTGGGTGACGATACTTAGCAAGGTTGTTAACTCCTCTGGGGAATGCCACTTCTTCATAAGGGCGCAGTCGTGTTTCTGCTCGCACGACATTGATAAAATCGATAAGTTCATCAT